AAGCAATGTTAGTAATCAAACAAACGTTTGGTGATATTACTGTAGAAGAATATAGACAAGCAAGAGTAGATGCAGCGGAAGCACTAGCAGAAGCAGGCACTAGCACAAAACTACTCAACGATGCAACAAAAGCATTTTTACAAATACAAAATACATTTACATTAAACATGGATACACTTGCAACAGCATTTGGTGGAGCAGCTGATGTTGTGAATGATATTATTCAATATTTCAATGATAATGCTGATAAAATGTTCCTTAGAGATGATATTACAGAAGAGCATATTAAGGCAATGGAAGAAGTTTTAAAAGTTAGAGCTATGGGGCTTAACAGTACGCAATTGGCATACTATACAGAATTAGATCCAAACGGTCAGAAATACATAGACGCTCTTGAACTTCTCAATAGTCTTGAAAATTTTGATACAGGTAAAATTACTAACGAACTTGTTGAAAGTTATAGTAATAGAAATTATTTTGGAGGTCCTGTAGCTGCTAATAATCCATATCTAGTGGGTGATGGTGTAAATATGGACCAAGCTGAATTGTTTGTGCCAGAAGTTGATGGTAAAATCCTATCAAACAGAGAATTAAACGATCTAATGACAGAATCGTTGACAGATGGAGCAGATAGTAGTATAATGGAAGTTAATATCCAAGAAGAATACAAACAAGCCATTGCGACTAAAAAGCAAACACTCGCAGTTTTAGACAAAATGCGAAGATATGCTAAGAATAAAATGATGGATGATAGGCTAAAGGCAGCAATAGATGCCAGCGGTGCATAAATACACATAGATAATAAGGCGCCTACACATGAGTTGGAAAAAACACTTTACAAGATATAATACAGCTGACGGTACAGACGGTCGTAGCCATGCAAAAGCCAGTAGATGGCAAAGTTGGCTCCCAGAAGTATATTCCGGTCAGCCTAATCGTATTGAACGTTATAGTCAATACGATCAAATGGATCAAGACAGTGAAATAAATGCTGCACTTGATACTATTGCTGAATTTAGCACACAACATGATCAGGTAACTGATTTACCTTTTAAAATTCATTATAAAAGCGAACCCACTGACAGTGAAATAAGTGCATTAGAAACCGCACTCAAACAGTGGGTATCGATTAATGAATTTGACCGCAGAGTGTTTAGCATGTTTCGTTCATGTGTAAAATACGGTGATCAATTTTTTATAAGAGATCCCGAAACATACAAGCTAATATGGGTAAATTCAAATGATGTTAGTAAAGCTATTGTTAATGAATCAACAGGAAGAGAAATTGATCAATATATCATTAAAAATATTGCATTAAATTTACAAGACCTAGTTGCTGTTGATACAAAAAATCACACAGATGCTACTAGTGTAAATCCTCAAACAGGATATAGCACAAGCAAATCAAATAGTGGTGTATATGATAGTAAAAACAGTGGTTCAAACACAGAATATGCTGTTGACTCAAGTAATGTTGTACATGTAAGCCTAAGTGATGGATTAAATGCAAACTGGCCGTTTGGTAACAGTATACTTGAACCAATTTTTAAAGTATACAAGCAAAAAGAATTATTAGAAGATAGTATTATTATATATCGTGTACAACGTGCGCCTGAAAGACGTGTGTTTTACATTGATGTAGGTAATATGCCAGCACACAAAGCTATGAGCTTTGTAGAGCGTACAAAAAATGAAGTTCACCAAACACGTATTCCCAATATGAGTGGTGGTGGAACAAAAGTTATGGACAGTGCATATAATCCATTGTCAATTATGGAAGATTATTTCTTTGCACAAACTGCTGAAGGTAGAGGCTCAAAAGTTGAGGTATTACCGGGTGGTGAAAATTTAGGCGAAATTGATGATTTAAAATATTTCAACAACAAACTAATGCGTGGTTTGCGTGTTCCTACTTCTTATTTGCCTACAGGCAGTGAGGATGGTATTGCTGCATTCAATGATGGTAGAGTTGGCACAGCAATGATTCAAGAATTTCGTTTTGCAAAATATTGTGAACGCTTACAGATGACTGTGCAGAAAACACTAGATAAAGAATTTAAATTATTCTGCAAATATAGAGGCATAGATGTAAGTGCTAGCTTGTTTGATTTAAATTTCTCTGAGCCACAGAGCTTTAGTAAGTATAGAGAAATTGAAATTGATCAACAACGTGCTAACTTGTTTGGTAGCTTGGAAGGTGCAGGTTACCTTTCTAAAAGATTTATATTATCACGCTATCTTGGACTCACTGAAGAAGAAGTTCTTGAAAACGAAAGACTATGGGGCGAAGAAAATGATCCAGAAAACAAACCATCAGGTGATGCAATTGGTGATCTTAGTGGCGTAGGCGTAAGATCAGGCGATATGGATAGTTTTACACCAACTGATGTTGATGCAGAAAATGATTTAGGAGATGATGATATCGATACAGATATAGATACTCCAGGTGATACAGATATAGGAGCTGATTCAGATGAGATTTAATGAACTAGCACAAGATGCAACACAAGACGAATATAATAAATGGGATATGGATGATACACGTAGACCAAAGATTACATTGCGTCATTTAAATAAAATGCGTAATCGTAGAGAGCTTGCACGTAGCGAACATGCTACAAAAGTTGAAAAAGTGCAACTACAATACGGTTCAAGCGGTGATTCAGCAGAATAAAACCGTCAAAAAAAAGCTATTATCACGCTATATTAATAGTGTATAGTAAATACTAATAGAGAACTATAGCAAGCCGCAGTTCAAAACTGCGGTTTTTTGTGTATAATACATCGGTATATGGCAAGACGTCTTAAATACATGTGTTATAACCTATGAAGGAGAATGCCATGAGTGCTCGCGAACGTTATATAAAAGTAATTGAGAGCCTTGTAGAGGGTGAAGATGCAAAAGCGTCAGAGCTGCTACATGAAGCTTTCGTAGAAAAAGCACGTGAAATTTGGAATGATCTTGTTGAAGCCGACGAGATTGTAGAAGATGAAGTAGCGGAAGAAGAACTAGAAGAAGGATTCGGCAGAGAAGAAGCTGATGACTTTATTGACGACATCGAAGAAGATGAAGATGAAATTGAAGCTGAGGAAGCATTTGGAGAAGATGCTGACGAAGAAGACATGGATGACATGGATGCTGAGATGGAACTTTCAGACGATGAAGGCGAAATGGACTTCGACGGCGACGGTGAATCAGATGATCACGAAGAAGAACACGAAGAAATTGAAGATAAGCTAATGAGTGTAGAAGATGCACTAGCTGATCTTAAAGCAGAATTTGCCAAAATGATGGGTGATGATGCAGAAGAAGCACCAGAGATGGAAGAAGAGCTTGCGTTTGAAGCAGACGAATCAGAAGAAGAACTTGAAGAGTCAACAGACGAAGCAGACGAAGAAATCGAAGAAGCTACTGATGAATCAGAAGAAGAAAACCTAGAAGAAGGCGCAGAACTTAAAAAAGTTGGTAAAGACGGCATGCACCCAGCAGATATGCCAGCAGGTGACGATGGTAAATCATCACCAGTAGCAGGCAAAAATGATATGGGCGGCGATGCAGTTGATATGTCATCAAAAGGTTCAGAAGGCAACAAGTCAGGTTTAGTAGATGCACCAAAAGACATGGGCGTAACACACCCAGGTGACGGAGCAGCTATGAAGCCAGAACCAAAAGGTCACGGCGCTGAGAAAAAAGGCAAGGCTGAATAATTATGCGTAATACTACACCATTAACAGAACATCTGACATTTGATCAAGCTAGAGTCGTTACTGAGGCATCTCAGGACGGCAAAAGCCTGTATATGGAAGGTATTTTTGTGCAAGGTGAAAAGCGCAATCAGAACCAAAGAGTATACCCTGTAAATGAAATCACAAGGGCTGTTAAGAATATTCAACAGCGTATTGAAGAGGGTATCTCTGTATTAGGTGAAGCAGATCATCCAGATGATTTGCAAGTAAATTTAGATCGGGTTTCACATATGATTGAAAAAATGTGGATGAACGGTCAAGACGGTTATGGTCGTTTAAAACTGTTACCAACACCAATGGGAAATATTTGTAAAACCCTTATAGAAAACGGTGTTAAACTTGGCGTTTCGTCAAGAGGTGCCGGCAACGTTAATGAAAGCGGTAAAGTTAGTGATTTTGAAATTCAAACAGTTGATATTGTTGCTAACCCTAGCGCACCGGATGCATACCCCGATCCACTATATGAGCAAATCATGAATGGGCATCGAGGTAACATTCTATTAGACGTTGCTAATGCAGTAAATCAAGACGATTTAGCTGAACAATACCTCCAGAAGGAAGTATTAAAGTTCATTGAAACTTTAGATATTAGGAGAAAGTAATGGCTAACAATGCAATCGAACAACTCCTAAGTTCAGAAGTGCTATCTGAGGAAGTGCGTTCAACACTTTCAGAGGCATGGGAAGCAAAACTTGTAGAAGCTCGTGAAGAGATTACTACTGAACTACGTGAAGAATTCGCTAACCGCTACGAAACTGACAAAGAGCAGATGGTAGAGGCTATGGATGCAATGCTTAATGATACAATTAAGTCAGAGCTACAAGAATTCCACGCAGACAAATCAGCAGCAGTTTCTGCACAAGTTGAATACAAGAAAAAAGTTGCAGAACATGCAGAACTTCTAGATAGTTTTGTAATGGAAACCCTAAAGGGTGAAATTGCAGAGCTGCGCGAAGACAGAAAGCTACAAGAAGGTAACTTCGAGAAGCTAGAAGATTTCGTAATGGAACAACTTACTTCAGAACTTAACGAATTCCATCAGGACAAGAAAGACCTAATTGAACAGAAGGTAAAACTTGTAGCTGAAGGGAAAAAAATGATTGCTGAAGCAAAGTCCGAATTCATTGATAAAGCTTCTGGAAAGCTAGCAGGTCTTGTTGAAACAACACTTTCAACAGAGCTTGGAACGCTTAAAGAAGACATTAAATCAGCAAAAGAGAACATGTTTGGAAGAAAAATCTTCGAAACATTTGCTGCAGAATTTATGGGTTCACACCTTGCAGAAGGCACACATATTTCTAAGCTATCAGCAGAAATCACTGACGTTAAAACTCAATTAGATGAGGCACGTCAGGGAATTGCTAAAAGAGAGGCAAAAATTGAGGAAGCAAACAAAAAAGTTGCTAGAATCAACGAAAGCCGCGAGCGTGAGTCAGTTATGGCTGAACTTATGTCTCCTCTAGCTAAAGATAAGCGTGAATTAATGACTAACTTACTAGAGTCTGTACAGACTCCAAAGTTAAAAGCTGCATACAATAAGTATCTTCCAACAGTGCTTAATGAATCAGCACCAAAGTCAGAAAAGACGCAAACAATTACAGAATCTCAGAAGACTGAGATCACAGGTAACAAGGCTCACACACAGTCATCTGAAAGTGAAGCCGAGATTATTAACCTTAAAAAGTTAGCAGGTATCAAATAAGGAGTATACCAAAATGACACAGAATCTATTTGAAAATTGGGA